TCGCCATCGACCCGGCGGTTGAGAACGGCGGCAAGGAACTGGCCTACCAGTGCGCGCAGACTATCAGCTATCTCATCAAGAACACGACCGATGGGATTGTGACGGTTGACGCGAGCGCGCTGGAGCAGAATGCCTACAATGCGCCCTTCAACAAAAACAACATCACAACCGCGGTGGCCAGCCTGCGCCAGCGGAATGTGAAGCCGATGGAAGGCGGCAACTTCTGCGGCCTGATTTGCCCGTTCTGCTGGGGCGATGCGCTGAATGACAACACGAACAATTCGTTCACGGACGTGTTGAAGCGCAGCGTGGAGGGCACAGAGATCCTGAAAGAGTTGCCCGGCGGCAAGGGCGAGTACGTGACGGTGATGGAGTGGGCCGGTGTGCGGTGGTGGGAAACCTCGATCGTGACGCAGACGCCCAATTACCTGACCCATTCCGGCGTGACCGCGTTCCGGACCTACATCTACGGCAAAGACGGGCTTATCACCATCAGCATGGGCGCCAAGGAGAACACGGAACTTGGAGATGGCGACTGGCGCAACATGCAGATGATTGTGAAGAGGTACGACGATGCCTCAGTCAGCGACCCCGCAAAAATGATCGGCGGCAGCGCGGCCTACAACTTCAACTTTGCAACCGGCGTTGTTCCCGACACCACGGCGCGCGTCCGCATGATCGACGCGCCCACACTCATCAGCTAACCGATATCGCGGGGATATGTACGGCATATCTCCGCGATATGCGAGGGAGAGCCATGCCAGCCAAAATGACGGTGAGCGAGGCCGAGGCGATCGAGCTTCGCTACAAGGAACTCCAGATTCAGGATATTGAGGAGCGGATTGCGGAGCGGACGGCGAAGAAAGAACGGATTGAAGAGGCGCGCCGCAAGCAGCTTGCCGACTTCAAGAAGGGCGAGCGGGAACGGCTGCGCAGGCAGCGCGTATGCAAGCACCGCAAGGGCGGCATGAACAACAATTTCGCCCAGGGCAACGGCGCGAACTATTCCGTCAACATGAACACCTATCCGGACGGCCGGCAGGTAATTTTCTGTACGCGCTGCGGCAAGGAAGTGGAACGGCCGACCGCCAAGCTGCGCAAGGAAGATCCTGAACGGTACAAGCAAATGCTGGAAGAGTGGAACGAGTGGAGCCGCTATCCCACGGACAACAAGCCCAGCGGCGGCAAGATTTTTGAAGTCCTCCCCGATGCGGCGTAAAGCGGACGCCAAACCGAAATCAAGATCGCAACGCAAAACCGCCGTTCCGCCACGGACGGAGGGCGCAGCGACGAAGGCGGATACCGCTGCGCCGGAAGGGAAAACCATGTACGACGAGAGCCAGGAAAGCCAGCAAAACCAGGCGCAGACGGTGACGCAGGCCGGGACGACGCCGGTACCAGTGGAAGCGAGCCATCCCGCCGGCGAGACGACAACGGCATTGACGGCGCAAGAGGTGGACGCCGTGGCCGCGGCCGAGGTGGAGATGGAGCGCGCCAAGCGGATCGAGCGCGAGCGCAAGGTTCCCTATGTGCCTCCGGAGATGCCGGCGGGATTGAGCCCCAATGAGAAAGTGACGCTGTTTGCGGCGGGCATAACGGGAACAGCGCCGGCGCCAGCAGATCCGACGCCGCCGACAGATGCGGCGCCGCCGGCGGAGTAAGGCGCGATGGGGTCGAGCACAACCACGTTGCAAATGATCGTCGACTATGTGAGCAGCATGGGCGAGCTGCAGCCCGTGTTGCCTGCAGGCGGCTACTCGACCAATACCGCCTTGACGATGGGCACAGACGTGATGAATGACCTCATCAGCCAGCGGTTCAATTGGAAGTGGAACCGCATGAAGATTCCGCCCTGGTACACGAACAGTTGGCAGCAGGACTATGCGGGATTCACGAAAAGCTGGCCTTCCCCGATTGGCTGGCTGGAGGCCGCGTATTGGGTGGATATCAACAACACGGCACTCCCGAAGCCGGTTTGGGGTATCGAGGCGGTGCGGGATCTGGAGACGACTTCGATTTCAGGAAACCCGCCGGGAAAGATTTGCTGGCTGCCCAATAACCAGCTCAACTATGCGACCTGGCCGGGACCGAACAAGGTTTACACCCCGCCGCTGGGCGCCATAATCACGCCGACAAACCCGCCCATCAACATTCTGGACGCCAACGGCAACATTCTGGTGCTGACCACCTACGGCACAACCGGCGCGAATGCTCCACTGCTCACGGCCAACAGCGCGGAGGGCGCAACGGTCAACGATGGAAGCTGCGTTTGGACGGTGGCCGATGGCAACAGCCAGGGATTCCGAATCAAGCCGCTGCCGCCGCAGCAGGGCGTCGTCTACCAGGTGAACGTGATTGCGCAGATGAAGGCGCCGCCGCCGTTCACTTCGCTGAGCCAGCAGATCAACCCGGTTCCTGACGATTACGCTACCGGGTTCAGGACCGGATTCAAAACCTACTGCTACCAGATGAGCCCGAATCCGCAGATGCAAACCTTATTCCCCAAAATGCGCGAACTGTGGTTGGCCGCGATGGAAAGCGCCATGAAGCAGGGTGACAGGGAGATGGACAACGCCGGGTTTATTCCCGATCGCAGCGTTGTGGCGCCGCAGGGCGGAATCGACATTGGGCCGGCAAATCCGTATCTGTACAACGTTTGGCCTGGGAGGTAAGCAATGCCATTGAGAAAAGGCACCAGCCGCAAGACGGTGAGCGGCAATATCCGCGAGCTGCACGAGGGCAAAACCTACGCCAAGACTCGCGCGAAATTCGGGAAGAAGAAAGCCAATAAGCAGGCGGTTGCGATCGCGCTCACTCAAAAGCGCAAGAGCGCCGGTAAGAAGGCAGCGAAGAAGGCAGCGAAGAAAACGGCAAAGAAGCGGTGAGATGACCTCAACGATCACAGTGCAGGCCACGGTGAACTGGTCTAAGGCTTTCTTGGAACAGCAGCCCGTGGAAATCAATGGAATGGAGCCGGCGCTTGGGAGCGCCAACCTGGTGCTCCAGACCATGCTGGGACCGCCGTTCACCTGGCCATGGAATCGCAGCGTGATTACCTACTCGACCAGCGCGCAGGATTACCAGCAGGCGGGGCTCAACGACTTTGGGTTTCTGGAAGAGGGCACGGTGCAGGGACCGGATAACAAGCCGTGGGGAGTGGCCGTGAAACAAGGCCTGCACGTCGACGCGAGCGGGGCTCGGCCGCAGTGGTGCGGACCTTACATTGACGATGGGCTGGGGAATATCACGTTCCGGCTATTGCCGGCGCCGGGGCAAACCTACCAAGTGGTGCTTCCCTACCAGCGGCGCGCGCCGAGCCTGATGAGCCTGGGCACCACATGGAGCCCAGTACCGGACGAGAAAAACTACATCTGCCAGTGGGGATTCCTGGCGCTGATGAGTTTGATTGGGAACGACGCGCGCTTCACCGAGTACAACCAGAAATTCATTACCGCTCTACTCTCCGCGCACGGCGGATTGACGGACATGGAGCGCAATATTTTCCTGGGCAACTGGACGCGCGTACAGTCGCAACTCCAGGCTACGCAGCTCGCCACAGCAGAGCGCTACCGCGCGAGGGAGGTTTAGGTCATTTTCTATGCAACTACGGCCCTATTACGAAGTGGACGGCATCACGATCTACCACGGTGATTGCCGCGAGATTCTGCCGCATTTGGCGAAAGTAGATGTGTTGATTACAGATCCTCCATACGGGATAGGCGAAGCTGGGGGCAAAAACACTTCCCGTTCAAAATCCTTTAGCTCCAAAACCTTCGGCGTAAGAAATACACGTAAGAGAGTCATTCCAGCCACAATTTATGAGCCTTCTGATTGGGATAACCAAACCTGCGATGAAGGAGTAGAACTAGCCTTATCCAAAAGCCGCCAGGCAATTATTTTTGGCGGTAACTATTACATGCTTCCTCCATCACCGTGCTGGCTCGTGTGGGACAAGCTAAACAGCGGAGACTTCGCGGATTGTGAACTAGCCTGGACGAATCTAAAGAAAGCAGTTCGAATCAAACGCCACTTGTGGAATGGAATGCTTCGAGCACATAACGAAGCGCGTCTTGGGCATCCCACACAGAAGCCGATTGAAGTCATGCAGTGGTGTATCGGATTTACGGAAGGCGACACTATCCTTGATCCGTTCATGGGTAGCGGCACAACGCTGGTAGCAGCGAAGAATCTAGGCCGCAAGGCCATCGGCATCGAGATCGAGGAACGATATTGCGAAATTGCGGTGCAACGCCTGCGCCAACAGATATTCAAATTTCCACCAGCTAAAACGGAAACAGAACAGCCGATGGAACTGTTTAGATATGCCTGAATCTCCGCTGGAAGCCGCGGGCGCAGCCGTTCAGCCAGTCGCCTCCGCTGCGCTGCATACCAACGAGTTTTTCTCGGGGATGTGGACGCAGGGAAACCCGCTGGGGCCGGGCGCGGTCCCTTATCTCTATCAGAAGTTTTATTCAGCCACACGCTTTGACCGTCTGGTAGGCGGCGCGAATCTTGAAATCACCACCAGGTTGACGCTGGCGCGCCGGCCGGGAGCGAGCGTCTACAACTCTTCACTGTTCCCTTCGATCAACCGCTTTTATGAGTGGCGCGGATTCGACGCCAATGGAGAGCACATCCGGATCATGGCGAGCGTGGATAATCCCTCGACCGGGCAAGCCGGCGGCGGGACGGTGCGCGACGTGACGGGGCCGAGCACCAATCTGACCATCCAGACCAAGGCGGCGAATGCCGGGCGCACATCGTTTGTATCGGTGGGCAACGATCTTTACTGGGGCGACGGCGCCGAAACCTCGATGCTGGTGCAGTTCACAACAGTGTGGACCGCGGCCACGCAATACAACAGCGGCGACATGCTGGTTGACTCCAACGGTAATGTGCAGATGGCGATGGGCGCGCAGACTGCGACGATTATCAACATTCAGGTTGACGATGTGATCGTGAGCGGCGGTACGCACGTTCGCAAGGTCACGCTTTTTTTCAGCGGCTCAACCCCGTTGAATATTTTGAACAACGTGATTCTGACCCTCGCGGGGCTCACCACTGTGCCGAGTTTGAACGGCGCGACAACGGCCACGGTTGTAGACGGCACAACCAAAGTGGTTTTTTCCGTGGTGCCGGTGGGAGGCAATCCGCCGATCACGCCCTACTCGACGGAGACGGGAACGGCGACGACTGGAACCGGGATCTCAGGCGGCACGGCGCCGGCGTGGAACGCGACGACAGGCGGCGCGACACAGGACGGCGGAAACCAGTGGATCAACCTGGGACCGGCGGCGCAGGCCTGGGGGCTGGCTGCGCCGACGATAGCGCCGACTGTGAGCCAAACCAAGGCGCCGAGTATCTATCCGGCGTGGGCGGCGAATACCTGGTACTCGCCCAATTTTGTGATTCTGGACTCAAACAACAACCTGCAGCAGCTTACCGGGCCGACGACAGGAACCATCAAGACCGGGAACGCTGCGCCCACCTGGGCGACGGCCGTGGGCGCTGTGACCACAGAGAGCGGGGGCGGGGCAAATGCGAAATGGACCTGCCTGGGGCCGAGCACATGGCAGGCGAATTTCGCTTACGCGGTGAATATATCTATCCTGGCCACCTACACCTACTACATCACCGTGCCGGTAACAACCTACGTGTGGAACGGCTACACCAATGTGCCCACGGTGACGCTGACACAGCAGCCGGTAACAACGACAAGCCTCTTTGAGTGCATGACGGCCGGAACAAGCGGACCGAGCGCGCCGGATTGGACCAATGGCGTAGGAACAACCGTACAGGACAACGGCGTTACCTGGAAGAACACAGGCACGGCGCCGGCATGGATGGCGAATGCAACACTAAGCCTGACCTCGCGGGTAATGGACAGCAACAACAACGTGGAAGTGGCGCAGACCACGGGAGTGACCGGAGCAACCGTGACCTGGAACACGGGCGGGGTGGGAAGCAGCACCGCGGACAACAATCAAGTCTGGATCAACCTCGGGCCATACAGCGCGGCGGGCACTGCGCCGTGGCAGTGGGCCTATTCCGGTAAGGATTCGATCACGGGGCAGATTTCAACGGCGAGCCCGCTGAGCGCGCCGCTGACACTCGCGGCCGGGCAGCTCCCGGTGATCCAGGGGCCGGGCCTTCCGAATCCGCCCTACGACACGATTGTGCTTTGGCGCACCATGCAGGGCGGGTCGACACTCTTCTACGACGACGAGTTTCCGAATCCCGGCGCCGGGCAGACGTGGATTTACACCGATACTAATGCGGACCCCGGCATTGACGGGACGGGCAAGCCCTTGCCCTCGACCGCCGGCCAGATCAATCCATTTATCGCGGCACCGATCGCGGGACAGAACAACCCACCGCCGGCCGGTTTTGTGCCGCAGTGCTATTACCTGGGGCGGATATGGGGCTTTGTGGGTAACGTGCTGCGATGGTCTGCCGGTCCCGACACGGTTGTGGGCAATGGCGACCAGAGTTTTCCGGCGGTGAATGAAATCACTTTTCCAGCCAACGGCGTTGTGTGCTGGCCGACTTCGATAGGGCTGATCTGCTACACGCTGGGCAGCATTTGGATTGTGCTGGGCAGCGGAACGCCGAGCTCGCCGTTCTATGCGTCGATGTTTCAGGAGGGCGTTGCGCTGGCCTGCCAGGACGCCTTTGCGGTGAATGGCTCGACCGCATACGGGATGCTGACCAGTGGCCAGGTGGTGAGCATGGACCCCGGCGCCGGCGAGCTCGAGGTTGGCTTTCCGATCGGGGATCAGTTCAACGCGCTCTACACGCCGGCGCAGACCTATTGCGCATGGCACCAGGCGGCGAGCGCGGATACGGCTCTCTACGTGGCCGATGGCGCGCAGGGATGGTTTCGCATGGCCGCGGTAGCCGCGCCGGAAAGCGGAAATGTCTGGAGCCCTCGAGGGCTGATGGCGGCGCCGGGGAAAGTGAAGGCCATAGCGTCAGTGGAGACGGCGCCGGGAGTGAAGGCGCTGCTCCTGGGGCCGTCTGTCAACAATCAGCCGATCCTTTTCCGTGACGCCACAACCAGCCAGGATAACGGCGCAGCCTATTCGTGCTTTGGGGATATGGGCTCGATTGTGCTGTGCCAGCCGGGGAACACGGTGGCGGTGCAGTACATCACGACCGAGGAAAAGGCGATCACGGGAAGCACGCCGGCAACGGTGGCGGTGCTCTTTGAGGAGATTGCCGGGACGTACAACACGCTGCGCAATGTGACCAACGATCCGCCCAATTTGCCGCCCAGCGTTTCAGTGACGGCGCGACGAGCCTGGACGAGCCAGGACGAGAGCACGGTGCAGAAGTGCCGGCACATGCGGGTGGAAATCAGTTGGCCGGCGCAGAATTACGCCAATGAGCTGCTGACGTACACGATTTACGGGCGCTTGCCCGAGAAAGCGAGGAAGTGAGTTATGCCATTTTTACGCGCGCGCGGTGGTCCGGTGCGGCCGGTGGATGAGGAGCCCGAGCCGCGCAGATTGCAGCCGCCCACGCCTCCGATGGAGAGCACTTTGATGCATGGAGTGGGCATGTTTATGCTCTCTTCCCTTCCCCCGATGGCGTCAGGCGCCGATGTTTATGCGCGGCAGTTTTACCGCGGCAGCCGGGTTCCCTTCCGGCGCTATCTTCCGGTGGTTCGGCAATGAAGGAAATCGCACAGTTCGACGGGCTCACGCTGCGCGCGACCGGCGGCGAGGACCGGCTATTGCTCGAAAGCTGGATTGCGGAAGATCCGGTACACGCGGGGCGGATCGAGCCGGAATACTTCATGGGCAGCGAGGGATGCTTTGCGCTTGAGGACGCATACGGAGTGGTCTTTTTCATACGGCTGGCGAAGGTGGCGCGGGTGCGGATCCAGTTCAATACGGCCGGCAGCGGCGGGCAGAGGCAGCGGGCGCGCGTGGCGCAAGCTATGGCGCGCGGCATGGCGCTGCTCGAAGTGGGATTGTCGAAGGCCGGAACCGAGGAGTGGGTTTTCGACAGCGAGAATCCGGACCTGCGGAAGTTCGCCAAAGAAGTGCTGGGGTTCAGGGAATCAAAGACGGACCTGGTGAGGGAGATTGCGGCTCTGGAGCGGGAGCAGGAGGTGGCGTGATGTGTGGAGGGCCGTCGAGCACACAACAGGAATTGCAGCAGGAAGAAGCCGACTTCTACAAAAACCAGATTCAGGCCTACAACACGGCTTACTCGAATTTTTCCGCGATCCAGAACACGTTGAACGCGCAGTTTGATCCGATCCTCAAGAAAGGACCGGGGCAGATGGGCTACACGCCGGAAGAACTGGCGGCGCTGAATACGCAGGCGAGCGAGGGCACGGGGCGGAACTACAACCAGGCGCAACGCGCGCTGCAGGAGAACATCGCGGCGCAGGGCGGCGGGACGAGCCCGGTGAACATCACCAGCGGGCCGGCACAGCAGCTCAAGGAACAGATGGCGAGCCAGGCCGCGCAGGAAGCGAGCAACGAGCAGCTTGGGATTACGACCAGCGGCTATGACATTGGGCGGCAGAT